ACTCAAAGGCAGGATGCTGGTTATATAGAACCTTATTAGAGGAAGATCCAACATTAGACACCCCCGAATTAACACAAGCAATTTATGAAGCTTGTGATTTATCTGTAAAATTAGAATTCGATTTTATAGAAAAAGCATTTGAAATGGGTGATATTGAAGGACTAACTAAAGAACAACTAAAAAATTTCATTAAAGAACGAGCAAATCAAAAATTAGTTGAATTAGGTTATAATCCAATTTACAACGATATTGATCCTAACCTTTTAAAACAAATGGAATGGTTCGGGCATTTAACAAGTGGTAAAACACACCAAGATTTCTTTGCAAATAGAGTAACCGATTATTCAAAATCAACCGCTGACTGGTCAGACCTATGAAACCAGAAAAACTACGTAATATAATTAAAGAAGAACTTCAAAAATATTTTGAAATTCATCCATATTCTCTTGAAGATGAGCTTATAATGGAAACTGAAATTATGCTTGGAGAACTTCTCAATCCTGATAATGCTCTTTCATATGAAAAAGTGAGTAAAGGATTTTACACTTATGAAGATCCTAATGGGGTTAAATTTTTTGTTCGAGCAGCTTATGTTCCTGAACCACAAAATTACTTTGAATTTAAAACAGGGTGGTTTGATCAAAATGGGAAAGCAACTTATGAACCTTCTGTACCATACGGGAACCAAGAAACCTCAGCCTTAGATATCAATTCCCGTTCAGATACAGTAGCAAAAATTTATAGAGATGAAATTTTACCTTTTTTCAAACAACAAACATTAACAGATACAATGGTTATAAAACCCATTTCTTCAAGTAGAATGAAGTTTGCTGAACGTTTAGTTAAAAAATTTACACCTGAAGACTTTACAATAGACTTTAAAAATAGAGAAATAACAATAAAAAAATGAGCATACAAGTAGATACAACAAATTGGATTAAGGGTAAGCATTATCCCGATTTTATGAACGAGATTTCATTATCAATGATCTCAAAAGGGTATTTGTTACCTGATGAAGATGTTTTTGGAGCATTTAAGCGAGTGTCAAGAGCGGCTTCACGTCGTTTAAAACGTAAAGATTTACAACCATACTTTTACGAGGCAATGGTTAAAAATTGGCTATGCTTAGCCTCCCCCGTGCTATCAAACATGGGAACAGAACGTGGAATGCCTATTTCATGCTTTGGAATTGACACAGATGATTCCATTGAAGGAATCGCCTTAGCCAATTCAGAATTAATGCGTTTATCATCTCAAGGGGGTGGAGTAGGAATTGGTGTATCTCGAATTAGAGGAAGAGGAAAACCAATTTCTGGAAATGGAGTATCTGAAGGGGTAGTTCCATGGATTAAAATTTACGATTCAACAATATTAGCTACCAACCAAGGTTCAGTTAGACGAGGGGCAGCCTCAGTTAACCTACATATTAACCACCCAGACATTGAAGAATTTTTGATGATTCGACGCCCAAAAGGTGATGTTAATAGACAATGTCTAAATATGCATCAATGTGTTGTAATTGATGATGAGTTTATGAATCGAGTTGAAGAACGCGATCCAAAAGCAATTAAATTGTGGGGTGAAATATTAAAAACACGATTAGAGACTGGTGAGCCTTATATTATGTTTGAAGATAATGTAAATAATGCCAATCCTGAAGCATATAAAAAGAATAATTTGCATGTTTCGATGACAAATATTTGTAGCGAGATAAGCCTATACACAGACGAATTACATTCCTTTATATGTTGTTTATCTTCTTTAAATTTAGCTCGTTGGGATGAATGGAGCGAATATAAATTTGAAAATGGGATGACATTACCCGAACTAACTTGTTGGTTTTTGGAAGGTGTGTTGCAAGAATTTATTGATCGCTCTAAAAATATTCGCTTCATGGAAAACACCTATCGTTCTGCATCTAAAGGTAGAGCAATTGGTATTGGGGTACTTGGATGGCATACCTTCCTACAAGAAAAAAATATCCCATTTGCAGGATTACAAGCAAATTCCTATACAAGGATCATGTTTGATTTTATTGAAAAAGAAGCATTAAAAGCATCTCGTGACCAAGCAGAATTGTATGGTGAGCCTGAGTGGTGTAAAGGAACAGGGTTGAGACATACACACCATTTAGCAATTGCTCCTACAGTATCAAATGCACACATTTCAGGAGGAGTATCCCCTTCAATTGAACCAATCCCCGCTAATGTTTATAATTTAAAAACAGCTAAAGGTACATTTATCAAGAAAAACCCAACATTAGAGCGCCTACTTGAATCTAAGGGATATAACATTGACAGTGTTTGGGATCAAATTTCTAAAGATAAAGGTTCTGTTATGGGATTACCTGATTATATTTTAACGGATGAGGAAAAGGAAATATTTTTAACATTTAAAGAAATCAACCCATTCGAGATAGTTCGTCAGAATGGAATCCGACAAAAATATGTTGACCAAGCAATTTCCCTTAACCTAACATTTGACCCTTCAGATTCACCCAAATATATAAGTGATGTTCATAAACTTGCATGGAAAGAAGGAATCAAAACACTTTATTATATGCGTAGCGAGTCAATTTTGAGAGGAGATAATATCTCAAGAGATGATAATTGTGTTGCGTGTGAGGGATAAAATATAAAAATATCTACATATACAAGTTTAAAGCTAATGGTTTCCCATTAGCTTTTTTGTATGTATAATCATAGATTATTAATATTTATAATTAAAAATATTTACATTTTTTTTGTTTCATGAAATCACATATTGAAAGTTTATTAAGTCATTCCCTAGAAATAATTATAGTAACCTTGACTGCATTTTTTACATTCATATTTTCCTACTTTTATGATCTGACTCTGAGTAATTATGAGCAGTTTTTAGCAACTATCTCGGTAGTTCTATTAGATGGGATATTTGGGATAATAGCTGGAGTAAAAAGAGAAGGATTCATTACCCACAAAGCTATTAAAGTCTTACGAACCACAGTAGTATGGATCATTATCCTTGCTGTTCTTCTCTCAGTTGAAAAAGGATTTACAGGTGCTGGGTGGTTGAGTGAAACTATTATGATTCCTTTTATAGTATTTCAATTAATTAGTGCACTTAAAAATGCCTCTATGGCAGGATATATCAAAGTAGATCTATTAAATCAAATATTAGATAAAATAGATAAACACAAAGGAGAAAGATCAAATTAAAATTATAAAATATGTTAACAATATCTATAATATCCTTTACTATTTTTATTCTTATTTTAGTATGGATTATTTTCGAACACAAACTTTACACTAAAGCAGGACTTAAACATTTCTTTAGAAATGAAAATCACAATTATATTCCTGATGGAATAGAAGATATTGTCTCTGAAGTAAAAAATAGAGTTAAAAGAGTAAAAGAAGAAGCAGGAGATGTTAAAGAATCCTTTGAAGATTTGAAAAACCAAACCCAAGATGTTATTGATGCTGCTACAGGTAAAGAAAAAACTCGTAGAGGCCGTCCTAAAAACTAAATAATGGAATCTAAATTTATCTACTTATTAGATGCAGGCCATGGAGGCTTAATAAACGGTAAATATGTTACCCCAGGCAAACGTTCTCCTATTTGGGAAGATGGAACAGTATATTATGAAGGAGTTGGAAATAGAGAAATTCGAAAACATCTAGCTCAAATGCTAGAAGATGAAGGAATTCCTTACCATTTAGTTTCAACAGGTAGTGAAGATGTTTCTCTTACTAAAAGAGTAAACACTATTAATTCCTTTTGTGATATGTATGGGGCAAGTAAATGTATCTTGATCTCAATTCACTCAAATGGATTTACAAACCCACAAGCTGAAGGATGGGAAGTATTCACCACTAAGGGTACTACAAAATCAGATGTTTGTGCTACTATTACTTTTGAAGAAACCCAAAAACTATTCCCTGATAGAAAGTTTAGATCTGATAAAAAAGATGGAGATGTTGATAAAGAAGCAAATTTCCAAATCATATTAGGTGCTAGATGTAGAGCATTCTTAACTGAAAACTTTTTCCACACTAACCCTTATGAATGTAAAGAAATCTTGATGAAAGATGAAGGAAGGAAAAAAATAGCTAAGGCACATTTCAATGCTATTTTAAGAATGGAGAAAGAACTATAAAAATCCCTTGCCTTAACCCCCCAAACCAGTTATATTTATAGGTATGAATTCAAAATTATTACCTTGGCTATTGCTCTTTTGTGCTTTAGGCCTTTCAAGCACCGCAGCCTATTATAGTGTAATAGGACTCTCAATAGTATTTTCAGGAGTAGCCCTACCCGTTATTATAATGGGATCCTTTTTAGAGATTTCAAAACTATCTATTGCTACATATCTTCATAATCAATGGAAAAACTCAATGTTAGGTTTAAAAATTTATTTAACAGCAGCATTGGTTGTACTATCCATAATCACCTCAATTGGAATCTACGGTCTATTATCTAAGGGATTCAGAGAAAACATTACTCAACTCGAAATTTCAGGAAAACAAGTTAAAAATATAGAGATTAAAAAAGAAAGATTCGAACAATCCAAAAAAGAATATATTCTAGAAAAACAAACACTGGATAAAGACATATCAGGGTTAAGAGATGCTTTAGCTACGGGAACCACTACTCAATACAAAGATAGAGAAACAGGACAAGTTATCACTACATCTTCCTCAAGTGCCCGAAGAACATTTGAACAACAACTCACTCAAGCAATTTCAAATCGTGATACACTATCAAGAAAAATAGAGACTATGAATGATAGTCTTACAGCTCTGGATATTCAGATTCTAGATATGGAAACCCAGAATGAAAAAGCTAATGAACTAGGTGTAATCCAAGCAGTAAGTGAATCTACAGGATGGTCTTTATCATCTGTTGCAAATTTGTTTATTTTAATCTTGATTATAGTGTTTGACCCTTTGGCTATCTCACTTGTACTCGCCACAAATCAAGCATTTAAAAACGCTAAACCTAAAATGAGCATTTATGGTGAACCTAAACCATCTAATATTCAGGGACATAGAAACCCACCACCCCCACCCAAAAAAATTCAAATTGAGGTTGAAGATAAAATAAATGAAGAGGTAACTCAAGATACAAAAAAACTAGAGGAACAATCTCTTTTAGATGCTCAAATTCAAGCTAAACAACAAGAAATCAACAAAATACAAAATTCAACTGTATCCTCTAAGAAAAAAGGTTTAGCAATTGTTGATTTGCAAAATCAACTTAGAGAATTACAAAATAGAAAAGATAATCAAATAGAGTATTAAAATATTTGGTTATTTAAAATATTTTTCGTATATTTCATTAAAATTAAAAGGTTATGTTGTACGATATTTCAAATCCTACTCTTGTCCTTAAAGAGATTAAAAAACTCCAACCATTAAACTATAATAGATTCTTTTGGTGGAGAAGATGGGACAAACCTACAAAAGATCTTCCTAAAAGTGCTACTTTCCTAGACAGAATTAAAAATGGTGAATTTGAATTTTCACATTATTATTGGCAAGCTATATATTGTGAGATGGAAATTAATGAAAAATACTCTCTATACAAAGGAGATATTCAAAAATTGCTAGAAAATGACGGAGTAGCATTTCAACGTAGAAAAAAGTTGTGGGAAGATTTTGAAAAGGCAGAGAAAGAAGCTATGAACTCTCTTAGAGATAACTTTATGGTTCAATTTGAAATCACCAGAGACCAATATGAAGAAATTATAGGTGAATTTGATGGAACTACTGAAGAACTATATTACTATATCCGGAAAAATTTTGATCATACTGGAAAAACTCATAAAAAGAGAGGTAGGCCCCCTAAAAAATAATTTGTATGTTTAATCTATAAAAATAAAAGTTATGAAAATCACTAAAGAAAACCTTTTAAAAACCCTCAAACCTGCTTTAAATGTTGTAATTTTGGTTGCTGTGTCAACAGCTTCATTTAAGTTAGGAAGCATCTATCAATCTGCAAAACCCAAAGATGTAAAAGTAGAAAATCCTTATTCACATGCATTCTCCCCTGAAGAAATTTCAATCGCTGTGAATGAATCAAATGAGCTTATCATGATTGAAAGAGCAACAGGAAAATACATTGTATACTCTGATCAAATAGGCCAAACTATTTTTGGAATGTACGCCAATCGTATTCATCAAGAGGTAACAAATGCTGGTAAATAGTATTAAAATCGGTTTAGTGGTAGGGGCTGTAGCTGTCACCACTTTTACCGTTACTGAACAGGAAACAGAACCTACCCCAGAGGTGCGCATTCCAGACAGTATAGATCAAAGCTCACCACCTTGTTTACAAATGTATAGATATATTAAAGCATATGCAGATACTTTTGATATTCCTTTAAAATATGCTTTTGGAATTGCAAAAGCAGAAACAGGATATAATGGCCCTTTTCATTGGAAATATAACCCCTACCAAACTTCTTATGCAGGTGCTGAAGGTCCTATGCAGATTCTGTTATCTACTGCGCGTTACTTAAATAAAGATAATGTTTCTAGAGAACGTTTACGTACAGATATTGAATATAATGTAAAAACCTCTATGGGATATTTAAGAAGACTACATAATAGGTATAGAAATTGGGAGATTGTGTTTGGCTATTATAATACGGGGTACCCACAAGTAAATAACTATGCTAAAAGGGTTGTAAACCATAAATTAAATTGGCAAATATGAAAAGAGTAGTTTGTATAAACGATAAGAATCTTCCTCAAGGAGCCAATATAGTTGAGGGAAAAGAATATGAAATTGAAAGAGAATATCTAAACGCGCTAGATCAGCGAGTATACATTGTGAAAGGCGCAATAAACGAAGGTACAACAAAATGGGGTATGCTTTGGATTGGATACAATGCTAACCGTTTTTCTACTTTAGATAGCTTGGAGATTAAAGAAAAAGAGTATATGTTTGCATTAAATTAAACCCATGAAAAAAATAAAAGTTAGCCACGAGGTACCATTTTTCCTCTTAAAAAAAAGTAGAAAATTTAACGACTATGATTATTGTTTACCCCATCTAATGGATGAAAATGAAGAATACCGTAATTTCTTCTACGAATCAAAGGAAATGGGCCGTTATATTGTAATGGACAACTCACTTCATGAACTTGGAGAAGCATATAACTCAGAACGTTTGATCCATTGGGTAAATGAAATTAAACCTGAGGAATTCATAGTACCAGATGTTTGGGAGGACATGGAAAAGTCCATAGAAAATGCTCAATTTTGGTCACAAATTGAACTACCTGAGGGAGTAGTAAAAGTGGCAGTAGTACAAGCCAAAAACATTCGTGAAGCCGAAAAATGTGTGAATTCATATTTAAAGTTAGGATATAAAAAGATTGCTTTCTCATATGGGGCTTCTTACTACAATGAAATATGTCCTCATCCTAATAAAGATTTGGGTAAAGCAATAGGAAGATATATGGTTGTAAATTCTCTTTATAAAATGGGAATATTAAAATCATTTGATAGAGTACACCTTTTAGGAACTGCTTGGCCCGCAGAGTTTGGAATGTATAAAAATATTGAATGCATTGAATCAATAGATACTTCAAATCCTATTATGGCTGGAATAGAATACACAGAATATGGGGATTTGGGGATCTCAACAAAACCAAAAGTAAATATGAATTTTACCCAAGATAGACAATTGACAGATGTTCAATTATATACTATAAAACATAATGTAGAACAATTTAAAAAAATAAATCAGTTATGAATTACTTAAGTTTATACGACTATTTAAAAAAAGCAGCTGGGGAAGAACTAGGTTTAGAAGTAGCCGCAGAAGCTAGAAAACAAGGAATTAAGACCCAAACTAGACAAATCTCAAACCCAAAATTTACAGGTACTGTTTATCTTTACCCAAAAGATTTTCTAGATTTCTATTTTAGAAAACCTGATAGTAATGATCTTATGGAAGAAGATGATCTTCCCTTTTAAAAATGTTTGATAAACAGTAAAGAATTAATTATATTTATATTAAATTGAAAAGTTATGAGCCGTATTAGCATTGATATAGATTTAGAGGATATCTACGATGAAATGGGTAGATATGACAAGGGACAAATAGCTGAGTGGCTATATGAAGATGGTTTTTTATCAAACCATAAAAACTCATCAATCAGAAAACTTGTTTTAGGACCCGATGGGACTGAATCTTTTGATCAAGGAGTATTTTCAAATAATCTATCAAAACTCCTAGAAGGATACTATTCTCTATCCAATGAAGATATTGAAACAATAAACAAAATCGCAAATAAAATCTAAAATATGAGTAAAACTAGTAACAAACAAAAAATAGAAACATTACAAGGTTGGATTGCCTCTGTTAATTCTCCTTATAAACGTAAACCTAAAAAAACTATTTCTAAATGAAGCATGTAGTAGTATCCCTATCTGGAGGAATGGACTCAAGTACTTTATTACTTAGATGTCTAAAAGAGTATGATAGTGTAACAGCTATCTCATTTGATTACG